AGTCATCGACTCGATTGAGTTTGTACCGCCTAGCATCTGGATTGAACATAGCCACGTTGAGCCTTCACCATTCGCAATCGAAACCGAAGCACTCGAATCCCACGGCTGGTCAACCGACATTATTACCAACGCCAACGGTAAAGAGCGGGACAGCGTATACGCCCGACAATGCGCCCACTGTGGACAGCGACTGAAGTACGGCGCACTCCTAACCAACGAGTCAGAAAAGTCCCTCATCGTTATCGGCGAAGATTGCCTCGATAACCGCTTCGACAATGTAACCGCAGCACAGTTCAAACAGTTACGTGAGGAAGCCAAAGCAAAGGCAGCAGCGACCCGTAGCCTCGACCGTAAGAACACCGCACTCAAAGAGAATCCCGGCTTGGCAGACGGTTACGACTCAACCAACTCATTCGTTCAAGACGTAATGCGACGATTCGACCGCAAGGGCGAAATCACCGAACGACAGGTTGCGGCGGTTCTAAAAGTAATCAAGCAGGACGCAGACAGAGCGGAGCGACAGGCACAGTGGGTAGAAGAAGCGAAACTGGCTGCGGACGCTCCTACGGGCAAGGTAACGGTCACAGGCGAGATCATAACGATCAAGTCGCAAGAGTCGATGTACGGTTCGACGCTGAAGATGATCGTCAAGACTGAAGATGGCTGGAAGCTATGGGTGACAGTACCGAGCAGCATCATGGGAGATCAGTTCAGCAATCTAACACCCACCTTTGACAAGTTGATTGGCAAGACCGTAACCCTGACGGCGACGGTTACGCCTAGCGACCGTGACTCCAAGTTCGCTTTCGGCAAGCGACCAAGCAAAGCAAAGTTGGTCAGCTAATCAACCAAGCCTTTAGCGGGGATAGGCTCCCGTAGTTCAATATTGCCTATTGACAATACCAAATACAGGAGTAGGATTAGTTCCAACGGAACTAAACAAGCACTAAAAGGAACCACAGATATGAAACTCTCAACAGCAATCAACAAAGCCAGCAACGTATACGTTCAAACTAACTTTGGTAGCTTCGCAGCAAGCGTGAAAATTTCCAAGAACGTAGCCCGAACCCTTACCACCGAATTCAAGGACTTACTCATGGGCGACGAGGGTGGAACTTACGACCACGAATGGGGTTCTGTTGCTTGGTACGACGAGCAGGACAACAGCCTTTACATCGGCAACTAACCCACCAACCATAAACCCAAACGCCCCTGCCGGTACGCCGAGCAGGGGCATAAGGGTTAAAGAGCCAAGCGGCTCTAGGCACTAGAAAAGGAACCACAGATATGAACGACAAGAGCATGGTGATAAGGCAAATACGTTTTATGGCTGCTTGCAAATATGACCGATACACCCGTGAGCCGATGCAAGGCGCAAAGGTTCTGAAAGCCGACACCGAACGCTTGCTAACTGAAGTGGATTGGGTTGGAGGCGACGTTGACACCGACGCAATGCAAATCGAACTGCAAGCACACTTCGATAATTATTTCGGACTGGCACACATGGAAGAAATGGTACGAATCTTCATCATCGAACCAATCCAAGAGTGGGTGAATAACCCGAAAAGGAACTAATCCGATAAACAAATGTTGCGGTGTTGCGGATAGAAGCCCCGGCAGAAGTGTCGGGGTTTTCTTTTGCTTCGCGCACGTGCGTAGAAACTTAAGCAACTAAGTCACTCGGTAACTTATGTAACTCCAAATATATATTTAGTTAAACAGTTACTCAGTAACTAAGACTCTAGGGACTTATGTTACTGCCAGAAATATCAATTCTTGGACGCTAGAAGCGACGGAGAGGCACTCGCAGGGCGGTAGCAGTAGATAACCCGCTCCTCTGATTCTGCGTACGTCTGTGCTACCCTCTGATACGGGCGTGGTTCCTCTCGCTCCGACAGGCTCCGGGACTTGGTACGTCTGTCACTAGCGGAACCAGCCCAATCTAATAAGCCAAAAGAGGAACAACAATGGCAAAAGATTCTCCAACGCACGAAGCCATGCGACAGGCAGCAGGTGGTAACACCGATGCTCAGCCTCACGCGGGCAAGCTAGCGGTTCAGTATCGCAACATCGACACGCTGATTCCGTACGTCAACAACGCCAGAACTCACAGCGACGAGCAGGTGGATCAGATCGCAGCGAGCATCAAAGAGTTCGGCTGGACTAACCCGGTGCTGGTAGACGGCGACAACGGCATCATCGCCGGGCATGGTCGTGTACTGGCTGCGCGCAAGCTGGAAGCGACTGAGATACCTGTGATCGAGTTGCACGGTTTGTCTGACGTTCAGAAAAGGGCGTATGTCCTTGCCGATAATCAGATTGCTATAAATGCTGACTGGGACGGTGAACTGTTACTAAACGAATTGGAAAAGTTGAAACTCGATGACTTTGACATTTCGCTAACAGGATTGCGCTTTATGGATAGCGATATTGATGACCTACTCAATACTCCGTTAATCGACCCTGATGAGGAATGGCAGGATATGCCAGAGTTCAACCAGTCAGATGATGGCAGTTTCCAGAAAATAGTTGTCCACTTCAAGACAGAGGACGATGTGCAGGACTTTGCAAAACTCATTGACCAGACGCTGACACCAACGACCAGATTTTGTTGGTTCCCGCAAGCTGAAATTTGGAGCACAAAAGACAAGCGGTACATTGTCGATGAATCCTAAATTCCCTCTTTACATCGTGAGCAAAGGACGCTGGGAATCTAGGATGACCACGAAGGCTCTACACGCTATGGGAGTGCCACATTACATCGTAGTAGAGGAGCAAGAGCGGTCGAAGTATGCTGCCGTTGTTCCCGATTCAGCAACGCTGCTTACGTTAGACCCGCAATTTCAAGAGGACTATGACCCCTGCGATAACCTTGAAGCATCGAAAAGTAAAGGGTCTGGGGCAGCGAGGAACTTTGCTTGGGAACACTCTATTGCTAATGGACACGATTGGCATTGGGTGATGGATGACAACATAAGGGCATTTGCGCGACTCAATAACAATATAAAAATCAATGTAATGAGTGGCGCGTTCTTTGCAGCGATGGAGGATTTCTGCTTACGGTATAAGAACGTGGCAATGGCTGGACCAAATTACGATTTTTTTGTCCCTCGCAAAACCAGAAAACGACCGTTCACTCCTAACACTCGTATCTATTCATGCAACCTTATTCGGAATGATATGCCTTACCGTTGGGCTGGTCGCTACAACGAGGATACTCATCTGTCCTTGCGAATGTTGAAATCAGGCTGGTGCACGATTCTTTTCAATGCGTTCCTTCAACGGAAAAGCCCAACCCTAACAATGAAGGGCGGGAATACGGACGATGTTTACAAGGACGGGACAATTGCAAAGTCTCAGATGATTGCTCGTCTGCACCCTGATGTGACAAGGATTACGTGGAGATTTAATCGAGTTCATCACTTCATTGATTATTCTGGATATCGGCAACGGCTTCAACGTATTAAAGAACCCACTGGCGGCAAGGTAAACAATTACGGTATGGAGTTAAAACACAACAACCAATGGGCAACTATGCCTACACATTTGTCATAAAAGGGCACCATGGTAACAACAGTAATTCTAGGCGGCTCTGGATTCTTAGGTTCGCACTTAACTGACCGACTTATTAGTGAGGGGCATCATATTATTTGCATCGACAATATGATTACAGGGCAGCGGTCAAACATTGAGCATCTTATTGAGAACCCTAGATTCAAACTAATCAACCAAAATATAACCGACAAAAATTGGGTTATTGAACCAGATATTGACTATGTCCTTCATCTCGCATCTCCTGCAAGTCCGAAGGATTACATCAAGTACCCAACCGAAACACTAATGGCTGGCTCGGTCGGGACGTTTAATGCTGTTAGATTTGCTCAGAATCACGACGCTAAATTGATATTGGCTTCAACCTCCGAAGTGTACGGCGACCCTGCAATTTCACCGCAACGTGAGGATTATTGGGGGAACGTAAACCCGACTGGCGAACGAAGTGTATATGACGAGGCGAAAAGATTTTCAGAATCTGTTGTCGCTGCGTTCCGCAGATACTATGGTGTTGATACTCGGATCGTTCGACTGTTCAATACATTCGGCACTCGTATGAAACTAAATGACGGTCGTGTGATTCCTAATTTCGCTGCACAAGCGTTTCGTGGAGTTCCACTTACTATCTATGGTGATGGTAGCCAAACACGCTCCTTCACTTATATAGACGATACTGTGGACGGTATTTGGCGAATGATGGAACACCAACCGCTGGCGCAATCTGTTTCGACCCCGATTCCTTTGGTGAACCTCGGGAATCCTGACGAAGTTAGCATATTGCAGATAGCCGAAGAAATTATTGAATTAACAAATAGCAAGAGTGAACTTGTATTTAAGCCTTTACCAGAAGATGACCCGACACGGAGGAAGCCAGATATATCCGCAGCACGAAACATGCTCGGTTGGGAGCCAAAGACAAGTAGAGTTGACGGTTTGAAAATCATAATGCCCTATTTTGCAGAGTTGGCGTACCGTTCTTAACAGCTAATGCCACAACCAGCGCATAATCCAACAGCAGAATACCGTCGTATGGTCGAAGCAATGTCCGCTTACGGCATACCGCACGACGATATATCTGCGGTGGTTGGTATCGACCGAAACACGCTTGCAAAGTATTACAGGCAAGAACTCGACCAAGCATCTGCAAAAGCAAACGCAAAGGTTGCTGAGCGACTATACGACCGAGCGTTGGACGGCGACGTTAAGGCGATGATGTTCTGGCTGGAACGTAGGGGCGGCGATGCGTGGAAGCACAAGCCAGTCGTGCAGCTAGTACCGGGCGACTTCACCATCGAAATGAACCCCGCGAACTTCTTGGAATTGCCGAGCATCACGGACTCCGATGACAACCAAGACTAGAATCCTCTACACCCGACCGTGGCTGTATAAGAAGCAGGAAGAAGCTATCTTCTGCGATGAGCGTTACAGCGTGGTCGAGGCTTCTACTAAGTCAGGCAAGACCGTCGGTTGCATGGTGTGGCTCGCTGAACAGGCAGCTATTCACGGCGGTCTGAACATGAACTACTGGTGGATTGCTCCGATTTACGGTCAGGCAGAGATCGCTTTTCGCAGACTCAAAGCGGGACTCGGCGAAGGTAACTACATTGCCAACGGTTCCAACCTAACGATCACACTTGCGAACGGCTCAGTCATCTGGTTCAAGGGCGGCGACAAACCAGACAGCTTATACGGTGAGGATGTTCACGCTGTTGTGATTGACGAGGCTTCCCGGTGCAAGGACGAAGTGTGGCACGCTGTTCGATCAACCGTGACCGCTACTCGCGCCGCTATACGTATCATCGGCAACGTCAAGGGTCGCAAGAATTGGGCGTACCAATTAGCACGTAAAGCAGAGTCAGGTGTCCCGAACTGGCGGTATAGCAAGATCATCGCAGCGGACGCAATAGAAGCGAACGTCCTGCAAGCTGACGAGGTAGCAGAGGCGCAGCGTGACCTTCCCGATCAGGTATTCAAGGAACTGTATCTGGCAGAGCCGAGCGACGATGAAGGCAACCCGTTTGGCATCGACGCTATATATAACTGCGTTGCTCTAATGTCGAACAAGGAGCCGGTCTGTTGGGGCTGGGACTTAGCAAAATCAGTGGACTGGACTTGGGGGATAGGACTCGACGAGGACGGTGCTGTTTGCAGGTCTGAGCGGTGGCAAGCACCGTGGGAAGAAACCCTCAAACGTATTGTCAACATCACCGGCGAAATTCCTGCATTAGTTGACAGCACAGGTGTAGGTGATGCTATCTTAGAGTTCCTCGCAAAAGCCGGTAGCAATTTCGAGGGATTCAAATTTACAAGCACTTCCAAGCAGCAGCTAATGGAGCGGCTTGCTGTCGCTATTCAGCAACAGCAGATTACGTTTCCAGAAGGTCAACTGTTGAATGAGTTGCTATCTTTCGAATATGTATACACTCGCACCGGCGCACAGTATTCAGCACCGACCGGACTCCATGACGATGGGGTCTGTTCGCTTGCTCTTGCCGTTTACCACCAAGACAATAAACCGGGTATCGGAGTTTGGCTGTAATGGGATTTCTTGATCGGTTCATTCCATCGTGGAAGGCTGAAGCAAACGAAGTTATTGTCTCCACTGTTATCAATGCGACGGACAATGGGTTTACATCACCAGATGCCAGCTACGGGAACTTCGCCAGAGAAGGGTACGCAGGGAACGAACTGGTCTTTGCTTGCATCAGGGAAATAGCGACCTCAACCGCAGAAGCCACTCTCTGCCTATATGACGCGAACCATGAGAAGATCGACAACGCTCCACTCGCTCAACTTGTTGCGGAACCAGCAGAAGGCATGACGCAGTACGAGTTCCTTGAGAATCTAATAACCCACCTTCAGATCGCTGGCAACGCCTACGTGCTGAAGGAGCGTGCAAGGGTCGGTGTTGTGTCGCTCATGCTGCTGCGACCTGACCGTATGGAAGTGATACCGGGCGGCGGTTATTCCTACGAGGTCGGTGGCAAGAAGTACATGATTCCTGCCGAGGATATTGGGCATCTAAAGTTCCCGAATCCCAACAACGATTTCTACGGGCTGTCGCCGCTGCAAGTATTGGCGAAGCAGATCAACCTCGACACCGACGCAACCACATTCACCAAAGCCTTCTTCAACAATGCCGGTGTACCGTCTGGAATCTTGAAGCTACGGCGCAAGCTATCGCATCAGGACGAAGCTGACCGACTCAGAGCCGCATGGCGTGGACAGTTTCAAGGCAACAAGAACTGGCACAGGATTGCGATACTCGACGAGGATGCTTCATACGAGAAGATGGGCAGCACTCTGGGCGAGATGGAAATACCTTCGCTTCGTAACTTGTCCGAAAGCCGTATCTGTTCAGCGTTAGGCGTACCTGCAATCTTGGTCGGCGCGAACATCGGCTTGCAGCGCAGCACCTTCAGTAATTACGCAGAAGCAAGGGAGTCATTCTGGGAAGAAACCCTGCTGCCGTTGTATCGCCGCATTGAGCAATTCATGGTTGGGCTTCTGGAGCCAGAGTTCCCGCGAGAGCGTGGATATTTAGAGTTCGACTTCAGCGAAGTTCGCGCTTTGCAAGAGGACGAAGATGCGATGGTAAACCGGCAGCTTGTTCGGTCGCAGATCGCCAGCCAACTTATTACCGCAGGATTCACGCCTGAAGCAGCCTTACAAGCCGCAGGGATAGAGGACGAACTAGAACACACTGGCTTCCTTCCGACGAGCCTCTCTGTGCTTGGACAGCGACCCGTTGAAGGTAAGGAATTGAAGGCACTTACTCAGGCAGCAGCGGAAAGGTTGCTGGAGCCGCTTCAAGAATCTTACGAAGAAGAAGTTGAGGCGATGGAGCGGGTACTGGCAAAGTATTTCAAGGAACAGCTAAACCGCGCCGACGGCATCATGGGTCGCTACTTATCGCAAGGCGAACCAGAAGCTAAGACGCAGATGCCGTTCAACGAGTTGACTCTGATTCCTCTGGCTGCCGATGCTGAATTGGGCGCAGCTATGACACCAACTCTAATCAAGACAATGGGTCGGGCATGGGACACGATCAACGCTGCTAATGTATTCACACCGATGCCGTTTGATGCTGAGTTGCCTATATTCTCAAATGTCCTGCGGAACGCTGGTACGAAGATCAACGACGTTTCACGGGCTGCGCTTCGCAAGCAGTTACAGGTGGGCAATCAGGCAGGGTACAGTCTTGATCAGATGGTTCGGGGTGTTCCGAAAGATAACTACCGAGGCTTACGATCTGTGGTTCGCGAAACTTACAAGAACCGTTCCAAGACTATCGCCAGAACAGAAATTGCGACGGCTCAGAATACTGGCACAGCAGGACGGTATAAGGCTGCTGGAGTTACTGAGGTTATTATTCAAGACGGTGAGGATGACGAATTATGCGCGCCGTATGCTGGCACTCGCCAGCCGATAGATTGGGCATTGGATAATCCGATTGCTCACCCGAATTGCACTAGGGCTTATTCAGCCGTAATTGATGGAGTGACGGAGTAATGGTTCAAGCAGAAGCGGGTCTTATCATCCGCAAAATATCAAAGGCAGATGCCACCACAATCGACGCTGCTGAAGGTGTCGTTGAGGCGTTTGTAAATACGATGGGCGTTGTCGATCACGATGACGAAGTTATCAGCCTTGATGCGTTCTCAGATTCAATTCTGAAGGGCGGTCAGACGGTGGCGTGGTTCCACGATCAGAGCGTCCCGGTCGGCAAGGTCATTGATGCCTCGCCAGTATCGGGCGGCGTGGACGAAGCAACAGGCATGGCTACGGGGCAACTCAAAGCAGTCATGCAATTCAACATGAACACTCAGCGAGGGCGTGAAGCCTTTGCAGATGTGCAGTTCGGTAGCGTCAAGGAGTGGTCGGTGGGATTCCGGTCGCTGTCAGACGAGATCGAAATGCTTGCGGACGGTACAAAAGCCCGCGTGATTGATGCCCTTGATTGGGTGGAAGTCTCGCCGGTTCTCCGTGGTGCAAGTCCAAATACTCAAACCATTGCATCGAAGTCTGCCTCAGACGCGCCCGACACTGAAGAAGTTGTCGATGTTGCCTCTGACACGGAGATTGAAGCAATCCGTCTGGGCATTGAAATCGAAATAACGAAACTAAACATTACAGAAGGCAAAAAGTAATGGACAAGGTAAACGCGCTTCGTGAGGAAGCCCGCGCCGGTCTTGTGACCGCCGCTGATTTCCTACAAGACGGCGAACTTGAATCTGCCACAAAAGCAAAAGCTGAAGCAATCGAAAAGATTGGGAAAGCTGATGCGATTGAGCAGGAACTAGGTTCGCTTGAAGTGCTGACTGGTGACTTCAACAAGCCGACTAACTCGGTTCCGTTGAGTTACGAGGAAGCAAAACTGTATAACCCTGCCGACGAAGGTAAGGACTACCGCAACGACTACAAGCCCGCGAATTGGGTGAAGGGTCTACCCGCAGCAGTTCAGCCGACATGGGTCAGGGAGCAGATGGGTGACAACCTCAAAGACGAGGAGTCCTTCTACAAGGACACATGGACAAAATGGTTCCGTGACCGATCACCCAACGCTCAGAAGTTCTGGCAACTTGCTGATTCTGATGAGTTAAAGGCGATGCAAGAAGGAACGGACAATGAGGGTGGATACTTCGTTCCCGAAGATTTCCGCACTCAGGTCATTCACAACACTGGTGTCCCCGGTGGAGTTCACCGACCTGCTTGCACGGTCATAACAACGTCATTGAAAGATGGCTACCTTCCGACAATGGGTTCAGTCTCTTGGGCTGCCATTGCCGAGGAAGCCGCTTACGGTGACAACACGCCAACTGTCGGTCAGGTAACTTTTACCATCCGTAAGGCTGGTGGCACGGTGAAGGTATCCAATGAACTTCTTGAAGATTCAGCGGTCAACCTTCCAGCATTGCTCTCGCAGATTTTCGGTGAGGCGCAAGGGCGTTACGAAGATGAACAACTGATTGCGGGTGATGGCTCCGGTGAGGCAGAAGGACTTAGGACTTCGGCGACTGACGGTACGGACACGGACTCAACATCTGCTGTCACTATTGCCGACATTCAGACGTGGTACTTTGACCTTCCTGCACAGTTCCGGGCAAATGCTTCGGTATCTACGACCAGCAGCTTCATGCAGCAGGTGAACACTCTTGACGTTACATCGTCAAAAGGGTCACTAACATCTGCTCCAGCCGAAGCCTTGCTTGGTCGCCCAACACTCCTGTTCGACGGGACTGGCTGGGACGATGCAGCGGCTATCGCAACGAATGAAGAAGTTGGCGCAATCGGCGACTTCTCAAACTACTACCTGATTGACCGAATCGGAATGTCCATGCGGCGTGACGATTCGATCTATGTCGCGAACGACCAAGTTGGTTTCTTCGCACGATCTAGGTATGACGGTCGAGTTGGCTTGGCAGACGCATTCAGAATCTTTAAGATTCAGTAGGAGCTTCATGCCTCGCTTTAATCAACTCGCTAATCGAATAGGAATCAACGTCGCTCTTGCTCCGGTTAGTAAGTCAGCAGGGACTACAACGTCATCTGCGATTGACCTGACTGGTTACTCAAAGGCAGCGTTGATTGTTACGGTAGGCGTGATTGCTTCCTCTGGAACTGTTGACTGTAAAGTGCAGTCATCAGCAACCAGTGGCGGGTCTTACGCTGACATTACTGGCGCAGCAATAACTCAGATGACGGAAGCTGGTGGAGACTCAGGGTCAACTGTTCAAGTTGACTTTGAAATCCCTAACGGTCAGCCTCATGTGAAAACTGTTCTGGTGAACGCAACAGCAGCAGCGGTGCAAGGTGTCCTGATAATAGGCGACCAAGACATTCGCAGCTAACGGAAATGGTGGCTCGTCCTTCGGGGCGAGTCACCTGCTCTGATGAAAGGCAAAAGTATGGGAAAAGTAAAAGTCTTGTGCATTGAAGGTCGGCAGGTAGCCGATGATATATATAACGCAACGGGCGAATACACGATGGATGAGACACGTGCGAAAAAGTACCCGAATTATTTTGAAATCATTGGAAAAGTAGTAGCAAAGAAACGCAAGACTGCATCCAATAAAAATGCCGGGGCAACCGAGGACAAATAAGTAAATGGCGCAGACGTACCACCTTTACGCAAACAGCTACGACTTCAGGGCTTATATGAGCGGAACCGATCATGTTACTGATTGGGACACCGATGAGGCTCCGATAGTGCGCGTGTTGGGTTCAGCGTCAAAGCGCATTGATACTTACCTCGGTCGCAGTTTCGGCATCCGTACAGAAACCCACACTTACGATATTGGTCAGGGCGCACTTCGCAACGATCAAATCTTCGGGGGCTATGGAAACGAAGTAAACGACTTCCCTGATTACTGGTCGAGTAAATTATCTGGTGCTGCTGTCCTGCTGCTCGGAGACTGGCTTGCAACAGCCACGACGGTAACTGCCTATGGTCAGACTGCGCGAACGTCCTCTACGGTGCTTACAGAGGGCATAGGCAACGACTTCCTGTTGGAGCCTTATAACCGCTCACCAAAGACGCTGCTGAAGCTGGAAGAAGATACGACCGATTCATTGTCCGGTGGTCAACAGACTTTGACGATTCTGGGCGAATGGGGTTGGCAGACCGACAAGATTTCATTATCGACGATTGATGCGATAGGTAGCACAAGCACAACCGCTGTTTCAGTAGCGTCCGGGTCGGGAACTTATGTTGGGGACACCATCATTATCGACACGGAGCAGTTGTACGTGAGTGCTGTATCAGGGAACAATCTGACAGTCATTCGCGGAGTTAATGGCACGACAGCAGCGACGCATAGCGGCGGGGCTGCTTATTACAGGTGGAAGTATCCTGACGATGTAACGCAAGCGGCGTTGGATATTGCTCGCACTTACTGGCGCAGCCGTGACGCTGGATTGACCACGATTATCGGCAGCGGGGAAATGGGAATAACTACGCCGTCCAGTGAAGAAAATGGAATCCTAAAGCGGCTCGACCATTACAGGAACAGCAGGGAGACTGCCGTTTATGTCTAGCGTTGGAATGACAGTCGAGATGAAGGGCAAACTGTTCGACATATCAGCGGACAAGCGGCTTCGTGATGCCATGAATCAGGGCATAACTCGAATGGCGTTAGTGACCGAGCAGCGCGTAAAACAGCCAATGCGGAAAGGCGGTCACGGAGTTATAACAGGGCATCTGCGGCGTTCCATATCTGGCGAGTTAGTCGGCGACCTAAAAGCACAAGTAGATGCTGGCTCCGCTCGTCAAGGTGCGAACGTGGTCTACGCCAGTTGGGTTGAAGGGACTAGCACGCGAAATAGACCAAGACCCGGTTTCCCCGGTCATCATATGTTTCGCGATGCGTTCAAGCGATTAGAGTCTGAAGAGAAGGACAAGTATTTCGCCGAGCCAATAAAGAAGGCAATCGGATGAGCAGGGCTGGAGCAGTAACACAAATCAAGGCACTACTGGCGGCGAACTCGTCACCGAATTTTCAAGTTGTCTTGGTTGGCGAGCCGTTGTCTATTCCGTCAGGTGACAGAGTAGCGGCGGCGTGGTTCTCTGGCGAGTCCGCAAAGACTAAGACGCTTGGCAACGTGATGGTCACGCAAGCATGGACGGTTCGTTGTTACTGGCGGGTGCAAGCATCAGCGCAGAGCAGGGAAGCCACCGAACTAGAGATTTGGAACGCTGTGCGTGCGGTACAGGCAGGGTTCCGGGGCGACAGCACTTTGGACGGCAACGTGACGGACTTAGATATATCATTGGCGGCGGTTGGGTGGACAGACGTTGGCGGTAATTCCTTCCGCATCTGCTCATTCAATCTGGAACTAATTGACTTGGAGGCAGAGAGCATCGCTCCCTAAAAAAAATGGCAAAGAAATCAGGACTCGGCAACCAGTTTTATTTCGCAGGATATGACCTGTCGGGAGATGTTGGTGCGATCAATTCAATATCCTCACCACGAGGAGTTGTTGAGGTTGCGTCTATAAATCAATCAGCGCAGGACAGGCTACTGACCCACAGTGATGGGCTTATAGAGTTCAATTCATTTTTCAACGACGCGTCAAATCAGGAACACGCAGCCCTGTCCGGTCTGTCAACATCCGACCAACATGCGATGTTCCTCATGGGTGGTTCTGTTGGTGACGTAGGTGCAGGACTTGTCGGTAAACAAATCAATTACGATGGCTCACGAACAGCAGACGGTGGGTTGACGTTCTCGGCATCGGTGCAAGGGAACGCAACTCCTGTCGAATGGGGCGTATCACTTACGACAGGCAAAGCAACGACAGGTGCAGCTTCGTTTGCTTCGGTAGACCAATCAGCCTCATCATCCTCTGGTGCGCTTGGGTATATTCAAGCATTTTCGATTGCGTCTGGAACTGCTACGGTCAAGATTCAAGAGTCAGCAAATGACAGTAGTTGGTCTGACCTGATTACGTTTTCAAATGTCACAGGTAGGACAACCGAAAGACTAACAATGACTGGGACGGTTGCCAGATATATCCGTGTGACTGTATCTGGTTCGATTTCAAGCCTAGTTCTTGCAGTCTTATTTAGGAGAGGCGATGCTTCAGACATTTAGAGCATCAGCACCACCGGCTACACATTTCCGTCCTGCCACCTGTGCCGAAGTGGACTGTACGCACTATCTCGGCGGGTGGCACACAATTCTTCCCACCGACGCTCACACGACGTTGGAGTGGATACGCCACGAATCGGGATTACAATTTACTGAGAGTCAAGAAGATGATTTGGTTACTTTCACATTCGCGCCGGGGCAATCGTGCTTCCGTCGCAACCAGCATCGCATCAGCTTAGAACGACCCAGCATATTTACCGTCAACAGTGGTCTTGGGTTTTCACGCAGAGAACCAGATCAATGGGTCGATGAGATGGGCGAGCAACTACACAAACTGGAAGGCTAGAAATGGCAAAAGAATCTGGACTAGGTATGGCATTAGCCATTGACGATTCGGGTGGCTCAGCAAGGACAATATCGAACGACGTAACGAACTTCGATTTTGCGATTCCGAGGGCTGTTCAAGATGTTACCGGACTCGACAAATCAGCAAACGAGCGGCTTCTGTTGCTCGCTGATTTCTCAATCGGTGTGACAGGTGTTTTCAATGACGCAAGCAATATGTCCCACGACGTATTCAAAACTGTCAGCAGCACCTCAGTCGCAAGGACTGTGACGATCACTGTTAGCGGGCAATCGCTCCCGAACGAGTGTTTCTTCACGGACTATGCTCTGAGCCGTGGGGCTGGTGGTGAACTGACGTACTCTGCTCCCGGTGTATTGACCGGCGGTACTGTACCGACTTGGGCTTAGATTAGGAACGAGAGGAACTCATGCCTAAAAAATACAAAATTGGCAAAGCAAAACGAGTCGCGAACATTTCGTTCGAGGGAACCGACTACGAGGGTTTGGAAGTTCGTTGCAGTCTGGACTTGCCGCTTAAAACGGTATTAGAAATTCAGAAGCTAATGGACTCCGAGAAAGAGTCTGAGTCAATAAAAGCAAACACGATTTGGTGCGACGTGATTCTTGAATCGTGGAACCTAACAGATGACGAAGGAATTGACATACCGGCAAATAGCGAAAGTGCGCTGGCACTCGCACCTGCAAGGCTCCTTGCTGCTTTGATTACAAAGTGGTCGGAACTTGTAATGGAACCGCCAGCAAATTTATCGAAGCCGCAGAACGATACGCCCATCTTGGAGACACTGGCGAACAGCAGCCAATAGAACTGACTCAGGCGTTGATGATCGACGCACTTTGTCAGCGATACAGTTGCTTGCCGTCACAGTTGCTTAATGAAGATGCTTCGGTTTTGCGGATAATACGATTGGCGCAGGTAGCAGAGCAGAAGAATGGCTAACGAAGTAAACATAACGATGACCGCAAAAGACCTTGCATCTGGGAAGATCAAGGGTGTCGGCGATCAGGCGAAAACTTCGATGGACAAGTTGCGCGGTATGCGTGGCGCGTTCCTTGCTGTCGGTGCAGCGGGTGGAGCCATTGTTGGGGCATTAGGATTGGCGGTGAAATCCTTTGCTCAAACGGGTGACGAAATCCAGAAAATGTCGATGCGGACTGCGCTAACGACCGAAGTGCTTTCAGAATACAAATTCGCATTAGAGCAATCAGGTTCGACCATTCAAGGGTTTGAAAAGAGCATCAGGCGCATGTCCTCGTTTATACAGGACGGGCGTGACGGTCTTACAACAACGACAGACGCATTGGACACGCTCGGCGTTTCGGTAAAAGAGTTGGAAGGGCTAGGGGTTGAGGACGCATTTGTATTTCTATCTTCAGCACTAGCGGACGTTGAAGATGATATTACGCAAGCCGCTCTTGCTCAAGATTTATTCGGTAGGTCAGGGACAGCCCTGCTTCCGCTACTCGCACAAGGCACAGACGGCATTA